TACCCATTCTGCATCGCTGTCACCCGTACCACGTTGGCTAAATCCGCTTCCATCTTCGGCGCCTGGGTACATAGCTCTAAAGTTTTCTTTAGGGATTACCGTTGTGATTAACACTTTTTCAGCATCTGAACCGTCAGGTAGCACCGAGTTAGGGTCAAAATATACGGTAAAGGGGTTGTCAATCGTATCAATGTAGATTTCTTGGTCAAATGAACGTTCGTTAACGTAACGTGTGTTTACACGCCAATATCCCCAACCCATACGCACGGCTGATTCATAAGCGGTATCGTAGGCGTGGTCTGCATTGGATTGATTTTCAATATGGCGGCAGATACCAGTAATGATTTCTGCCATTTGTTCGTCAGATTCATGGTTCATGCCATGAGCCTTCATTCTAGGGCGCTGCTGACGTTGTTGATTGCATAGTTGGCGGATATAAGCATCCACCTTATTGATAGTTAAACAAGGACGGGATTCAACGGACCGACTGTTCTGGATTTCTACTGGCCATTGGTCGCCACCAGCAAACTTTAAATCATCAAGGGCTTCAGAACGGTTGTTGGTATCGGCATCGGCCGCAAATCGTAAGAATTGTTTAGCATCTTCAATTCGTGGGTCGTATTCGTATTCAACCATTTCTGCCATAATCTAGCCCATCCAACTGGATTGAACATGGGGAACGGTTCTTTTGACCGGCTTCCTTGGTTCGTTAATCATAAGTCCTATATACCGGAACGCATCAGCCCCATTTGAATAATGGTCATGCAATGGTTTCTGGCTAAACTGCCCATTTTCATCAACATCGTACCGGTAATGTCTAAGACATTCTAAACCTTCTTCGCAATTATTTCTATCAAAATAGCATTTGTTGAAGATTGTACGGGCGGCGTTAATAGAATCTATAACCGGAACACGGTCTAATACTTTTGTTTTATGGCCCATTTGCCGTACAATTTCCTCTATGGAACGACCAGTTCCTAGGGATTTTGCTTTGGCATCGTGTGGCAACCATATGGTATCAATCATGTAACCGTAAGATGAAATTTTTGCTAACCAATAACTAATTGTCTGTTGGTTATCTTCTAAATACCGTATTAAGCGTGTTTCTGTTGGGTATAGCTGTACAAACCACACGGCTGTATGGTCATTCCACCCCAAATCAAATACAACGTGAACGCCCTTAGTTCCGTCATACGGAACATTACAAATGCGCCCTTCCAGTTCAGCCATGGTCATTTCTTTGGCAAAAATAGCGCCATCAATGGTAGAACGTGGAATACCTTCCCAGATATTGTTATAAGCTTCTATATCTCGTAATAGCAATGCCTGGCGTTCTAAATCCAATACTTCAGGAAAATATGGGTTGTCATTCCAATTCAGTTTAGTAACTATGGCGTTGTCGGGCGGATTTAAAACAAACCGCTTATAGGTTTCATCAGTTGGCAATTCAGGGTTAAACGATACCCATATTTCGCTGCCTTCTTTACGGATGGTAGGAATTAATATGTCCCAAGAATGGGCCGTAACGTTATTTGCTTCTTCTACCCAGCAATAATCAATGCCTTCGATAGATTTTAGGCCGTTGATATTGTTTTTAATGCCGGCAAAGATAAACTCCGTGCCATTGATACCCCTGATAGTGGTCTGTGTAATTTCATAATGGGCTTCTAAACCCATAGCATAGATTTGGTCACTTAATAGCTTATGGACAGAATCTTTAATACTGGTTTGAAATTCACGGGCGCATAAGACCCTAATCGTGGATTTGATGCCTTTAATCAATAAAGCACGGGATATTCCCCAAGATTTTGCACCACCACGTCCGCCGTACAAAATTCTATAGCGGGAGTGTTTGGGTTCAAATAAACATTTTAACTTGGCTGGAAACCGTTCTCTAGCAATGGCTTCTTCAATCTGTTGTGACGGTTCCATCAGGTTCCACAAAAGTTATCACCACACCGGTTTTCAGTTCAGAGCCATTGGGTCCTTGGATTTCTTGGATGGCGATTGCTTTGCCATCCAGTCTATCCGCTACTTCCTTTACAGCCCATGCTTCACCCGCTTCTGCTTGTTCAAGTACCTTATCAACAATCTTGCCAATCTTTTGGGGGTTCTGCGCCAATGCCCTACGCATAGCATCCAGAAATGGCTTATTCTTGCTGGCGTTGTTGTTGCCAGGCTGTCCACCCTTTGAATTATTCGTTTGTTGGCTCATATTCTTGAATTATAAATACTTTTTGTCGTATTTACGCAACAGATTGTTCAGTTGATGTAACAGTAATGCTATCTGCTGGCACTTCTATTGGCTGACTAGCTAAATGCTCATCAACCATAGCTTTGGCGCTGCCATGAATCTTGTTGTATAGCTCTAATACAACTTCCATTGGAAGCTTACGTAATCCAGCAAGGATTAGTTCAACTTCTTGGACGGAATGTTCAAACTCTAGTTTCAATGTATCTAAACTCATTTTTTCTTACCTTTCTTTTTTTCTGCTTCACGTTTTTCGCTATATGCGATTGCTACTGCTTGCTTAACAGGACGACCGGCTTTTACCTCGGTAGCCACGTTTTTCTTAAATGCGGCGGGTTTTGCTGACTTTATTAGGGGCATGATTAACAATTCCAATTTTTAAGTGATGCTTTAGCCCTTTCAGCCGGACCTTTAGCTTTCTTTACTACGCCTTCCATTCTTGCACAAAATGATGCTTTACGACCTTTATCTTTTTCAGTCTTTGGATTAGGTGCTGGGGCTTTTAAATCACTACCGTTTTTGGCGTTGTATTCAGCACGTCCTTTAGCAGTCATCCCGGCGCCTTTTTCAGTAGGATTATAGGTCTTACCTTTGCCTGTAGTCTTATGGGCAATAGGTTTGTCGTGTTTTTTAGTAGCCATTATTTTTTCGCAGTCTTAGCTGATTCTTTAAATGCTTTAGCTGTTGGGGCGCCTTTAGCACCAGGCTTACGCATCTTTTCTACAGGCTTACCTTCAGCCTTTTCACGTGCAATACGTTCTTGCTTTTTATGAATATTGGCATATAGACCGGGTTTAGTTGCCATTTTTGGCTGCCTTTCTAGTCGTAGCCTTTTTTAATGCTGGCTTGCGTTTAGCCTTGGGCGCTGGAAATGGCCATGGGGCTTCTGTTTCAGGAATTTCTATTTCAGTTTCTGCAAATTTAAGGGTGTAGTGTACGTCCATGTTTTGAACAGTCATATCCACTTTTTTGGTTTTGTACCAACCAAAATGGTTCATAATCTTTTCTAATAATGGGGTTGAATCTGTAATTTCAATCATGCTTCTAACCTTTCTGTAATAAAACAAACGTCTTGCCAGGACATGATTAGATACCGTTCATTGTCATGGAAGTATTCTTGAAACTTTAAGTATTCTTCTTTATGGTCGTCATTCATTGTCCCAAAACGGACATAATCACCAGGTTGAACTGGCATAGCTTCACGGCGCCCGTTTATCTTCTTGCCGGGGCCTACAGCAATAACAGTACCCATATTGTCGGCTTCTTTGTTGTCAACAATAATTACAGTACTTAAAGTGCGTTTATCCGGACAAACAACGATTTTGTCATTCATCGGTTTCAATATAAAATCTACATCAGCCATTTAGTTCTCCGTACTATTTGGTTAGAAAGGCCTACAAGTTTCACGTGCTTGTAGGTCTTTCGTCTTTAATCTTCTTCTATTACTTGACTAGGTGCTTGTTGGCCTGAACCAAAAGTAAATGGAATGTCTTTCCCTTGTGTGGTTGGAGCAGTCCAAGTACCTTTGTTTTTAGCTACAACCGCCGCACGATTCGCCTTTAGATAAGCTGATGTTTTCAGCAAATCAGTCAAACTAGTTTGGCTACTAGTTGGGTTCAGATTAGCGGTAAATTCTGCCATATTACATATCGTCTTGGTCGTGGCCCATGCGCTTGTGGTCATAGCAAACTGACTCACCCATGTGGCCTTTGAACTCACCTAAACGGCCGTCATGCTTGCCCATGTGTGCAGATGGACGTGCGCCCATACCGTCAGCAATACCCATAGCTACGCCGCCAACCAACTTTTCGTGGCGTTCGCCAGTTGTATCAGAAGCAGTTGCGCCTTTAGGCATTTTTTCACCAGTTGCACCTTTGGTACCTTTAGTGGAATTAGGACCCTTTTCGGAACCCATTTTTTCGCCGGTGCGGTCGCTTGATTTTGCGCCTTTTGGCTCAACTTCTTTGTTGTAATAACCCATTTTGTTTCCTTTTTGCAAAAAGAACTAGAAAAGCCTAGTTTACCTATTTTATAACTACTTTTTTGATTTGGCTATATCTTTCAATATGCCATGTTTCTTTTGGTCATCTGGACTCATCATTGGTACACCAGCTAAACCTATACCGGCAAACAATGGTTGACCGTTTTCCATGATGTCTTTTTTAGCCGCTTCTGGCATATCAAAGTAATGTACTTCTTCGCCAACAATTTTATTAAAAATTTTCATTTTTTCTTCTGCGGGTAACTGTCTATATTCGTCCATTGTATAACCTTGATTTTTAATACCTTCTTCAATATCTTCAGTTTTTAAACTGCCGCCTGAATGTTCCAAATTAGCTTTTTTAACAACAATACCCCATTTTTTACCATACTTATTAATAAAGTCTGGAAGAATTTTGTCATAAAACCCTTTCATACCTTCGCCGCCCACTTCTAATTCCTGGCCTTTTAATTGATGGTGCATTACTTCGCCTTTATCTGACATATAAGAAGTTAATTTTTGGTTTAATAATTTATCTGTTACTTCTTTTCCTAAATAATCTTCTAATTCACTTGGTTCTAGCTTTTTACTAACAACCGGCGATTGATTTCCTTCTTTATATGCCCATAATTGTTTAGTTTCTGGGTTATATGATAATTCGTTTAAATGTTTAGACAAACCGTAACGTGTGGCTTGTTGTTTTCCTGTTGTAAACGCTACACCTTCATAATCACCTTTAGTAGCAATATCTAAAGCTTGCTTCATCAACATTTCATGCCAATTCTTTTTAAATGGTGCATCTGGTATGCCATTTTTTATTTTGCTTTCTAGTTTTCTTAAAGCATTTAATTGGTCATCAGCCTTTGCAAATCTATCTGTTAATTCAACTGGGGCATCTTTTCCTTCATTGGTATAAGGCAAAGCTTCATCAAGAATTTTAGTTTTTTCTTCAACTAATTTTTTTTGTAAATCTAAATTTTGATTTAATTCTTGTTGGTTGTAATATCCTTTTTTACGGCCAGATTGATGCCAGTCTGATTGAACTTCTTCAACCATAAGCGTTCTTTTGCCGTTAATATTGCGGTCATTAAGCCTTAAATGGCCTAAAATATTGGGTTGGTCATAATGACTAGAAGTGAAATTATTAGCACTTCTTGACCTACGCCAACGTTCTATTGCTTCTTCTTTAGATTTTTCAATGATTGGTTCTGAACCAGGGCCATCAGAAGCTACCCAATATCCACCTGAAACTTGTTTAATGACAGGTGGTTGAGTAGGATAAGTTGTTAAAATTTCCCGATATTCTTTATATGGCCCTGGCAATGTGTAATCTTCATATTTGGCGCCGTCATTATGCAAATCTAAATTGCCTTCTTCCATATGATGCTGGGCCAAAGCTGATTCAACATCACTAATATCGTATAAACCATGGCCATTGCTTAAATCTAAAAAACGTCCATTTGGGGTTTTAATTGAATAACCGGAATCATCATTGCCATATACGTCATATCCAAATTCATCGTAATAATGATGTATCGGATTTTCATAATACATATCATGGGATGCTTGTTTGGCTTGTGCGGCTAATGAATCTTTTACGTGTTGATGTAATGCGGCATCGATTTCAGGGTCAGTTTCGTGGCCAACATATTCTTCAAGAAATTGTTGTTTAATTGCTTCTTTTTCCTGATGATACGTATCTGGATCATTTATTAAATCGTGATGCAAATCTTCAGCCAAAGAATCTATGTAATCTTGGTCGTGATATACATCGCCACCTTGTAAACGGTAATCATCTGGACTTATTCCATTTTCTTCACTACCCAAAATATGTTCATTTAGTTTTAATCTATTTTCTTTAATATAGTCCGCAACTTCTTGTTTTGTAACAGATGGTTTGCTTTTAAGATAATCTTTTAAACCAGTAACATTTAATTCTTCAGTTTTAACTCCTGGCGTTTTTTCCAACTGTTTAAGGATTTGTTCGCCAGTTCCTTTAGGCTGTTGTATTTTTGCAACAGCGTTTTCTAATGCAGAATGGAACCCCATTTCGTCTGGTTCGGATTTAACAATATTGCCAGCTTCTTTAG